TATTATTCTGTATTCTGTTCCGTCAATTGTTGCGTTAAAGTCTTCTGTTGATCCTTCGAGGCCATCCTTTATATTGTCAAAGTCTTCTCTTGTTGGTTTGAGTGATAATGCTTCTGTTATTGCTTTGCAGGTTTTTGTTGTTGTTTCCATTTCGGTTCCTTTTGGATTTGGTTGGTTTCGTTTAATAGCTCTCTGCCAGTGATTAAAATGTAACACGGTTCTTGAAAAAGTACAATACTTTTTTCAACTGTTATTGCTTTTTTATTGGTGTTTTATGAAATCTATAATGAAATCGGGTAGCTATGACTATTGCGTTTTTTGCAAGTATGCAATACAATTGTTGCAACAAACAGAACGATACTTTCTTAATATTATATGTTTCAAAAAACACTTTGGAGAATAGCGACAGCTACCAAAAAAAATAATGGAAACTATAGTCAAAACTTCACCACGCAAATATAACCCAAAATGTAAAGTTGGCAGGCCGCCAGTTTATACGCCTGAAAATGAGCAGGCTATTTGTGATCTGGTCTCAAAGCGCTTGGGGCAGGGTGCTACTAAAATATCATTGGCCACAGAAATTGGTGTAGACTACTCAACATTTAAAAGATGGGAAGGTAAGCATAAAAATTTTAGAGAAGCCGTACTTTCTGGAGACGCCGCAGCGGACCAGTTAGTAGTAAATGCTCTCTTCAGCAAAGCAACCGGAACCTGCACCACCAAAGAAACTAAGTTATTTCAACACGAAGGGATAGTTACAGACGAGCGGACAGTTACAAAAGAGTACGCACCAGACACAGCAGCGGCCAAGCATTGGCTAAAGCATCGCAGCAGCACCAAAGACGAATGGAAAGACGTACAACACACTGAAAACACTCATAAACTAGATATTTCACAAGCCATATCCCACGCCGCCATCGCTGAACAATCCCCCGAAGAGATTGAAAGAATCGCTACAGAAACACCTAAACCTGACGATCTGCTAGAAATTGACCCAGTTTCAGGCGAGTTTCAGCCCTTTCCAGGGGGTGGAGCTTAATGTCTCAAGTCTTCCAGCCAGCCCAAACAGCAGAAGAGAAAGCGCATAACCACCGATTGGGCTGTTCTGAGTACGGATATCCATATAAAGAAATTGTTAGGATTCCTCAATCAAATGAAAATGCGTCAGAACTTTATAAAACTTATTACCGCAAGCCTGCCAAGTTTTTAACTGATATTGTTCGGATGGATCTCGACCAGTGGCAAGAGGATTTATGTGACGTATTCTTTGAGTTTGACCGTTTTGCTATTTCATCCGGTCACAGTTCCGGAAAGTCTGCTTTTACAGCAGGGATTGCCATATATTTTATGACCTTTCACGTCAATCCTGCGATCATCATCACGGCCAATACTGAGAATCAGCTAAAGAATAAGACCATGCGGGAGCTTGCCAAGTGGCATAAAAAGTGCTTAATCCGTGACTGGTACAAATGGAGCGCTACAAAGTTTGCCATGGTCGGGCACGAATCAACATGGTTTGCGGAGGCTACACCTCAAACAGAGCACAACTCGGAAGCCTTCGCCGGAACCCACGAAAAGTTTGTACTCCAGATATTTGACGAGGCCAGCGCTATACAATCAAGCATCTACGAAGTAGCGGAAGGAGCAACAGCTACAGAGGGTGGATATCGTAAATGGTTCTGCTTTGGTAACCCTACTCAAAACTCTGGTGCTTTTTATGACGCTTGCTTTGGTGAGCAGTCCCACCGCTGGCATCAGATTATAATTGATACACGTAAATGCAAATACGCTGACCAGGTACAGATACAGGCTTGGAAAGAGGATTATGGCGAAGATAGCGACTTTTTTCGTGTTCGTGTGCTTGGTCTTCCCCCGCAGCAATCAATTACAACTCTAATCTCTCAGGCAGATGTTGACCGAGCGCTTGACAGATTCATACCGATTGAGTCATACAGGTACGCACCAAAGATCCTTGGTGTGGATTGTGCAAGGTTCGGAGATGATGAAACAAGTATCTGCTTCCGGCAAGGCTTGCAAGTGCACTGGATTAAGTCTTGGCGGGGTCTTAACGAGATAGAGATAGCTACAAAAGTAATATCAGAGATTAAGGATCTTGCGCCACAAGGGATATTCTTTGACAACACCGGCGGATATGGGGCTGGAGCGCTGGACATTGTACAGAGTTTAGGGTACAGCGCAACTCCAGTACACTTTGCCAGCACTGACGGTATAGCCGAGCAGATGCAAAACAAGCGAATGGATATGTGGGAATCTGTCAGGGCATGGCTTGCTGACAATGCCGTTTCGCTTCCAAATGATCAGTTTCTTGCTCGGGAGCTTGTTACGCCTGAGTATGGATACAATAAGTTAACCGGCAAGAAACAACTGGAGAGTAAAGAGGAGATCAAGAAGCGGCTGGGACGCAGCCCGGACCGAGCCGACGCGCTTTGCTTAACCTTCGCTTACCCGATTTCACAGGTTGAACCAGAGAGAGAGTTTTCGGAAGCGGAAAAAGATTGGCGTGCTGTAACCGGCCTTGGCGAAGGTACAGACGGAGCGTTTATTTTATCATAACAAGTAGAGGTTTATACAAATGGCAACAAAGATAACAATTGTAATAGAAGTTGATGATAACGGTGGTGTTAGTGTTGAAACTGGCAATGATTTGAATAGAGCAAAGGATGTTCTACCAGAAGCAGAGTGTGGAATTGAACACGTATTCGATGAGGACACAAGTACGCTACCATTCACGCTCGAAGGGTTACCAGATCCACCGGTGTATAACGCAAGAAAAGAGCATCCAGACAACATAAGCCGTGAAGCAGAGGATATAATCGCCGAGAATAATGATCGCTTCGTTAAACAATTCGCTGAGAAAATGTCTGACAACCCGGTTATAGGCTCGGCAGTAGTCGAAAGCCTGGTGTCTGACGACGTTTTAGACGCAATCGAAGAAGAAGCAAAGCAAAGGTGTTGATATGACAGAGAAGAAGGAAGGGAAGAACAAGCCGACAGAACACACGTATGTGTACAAATGTCCTCATTGTGGCGGGTTCTTTCACAGGATTGCCAAACATGCCACTCCTCTTGACGTTGCCAGAGGAGATATGTTTGTTTTACTGGACTATTACCGCAAGCTAGGGTGGGAGTCGTTTGAAGAAACTGAGCATACCCGCCCGGAAAATATACTCTGCCCTGAATGCGGGATGCAATACTGTGATACAATAACCGGCAAGATGAAAATGGAATCTATCAAGCAAGAGGATTAATAGCATGGCTATTCAAGATATTGACAAGAAAACACAGGTAGATACATCTAAGCCTGACATAAATGTTACAGTTGTACAGGCCGCTAAGGATAAAGAAGAGCAGAAACCTCCAGAAGGTGGATGGAGCAGCACTAATCCACCACCGATAGGACACCCTGACGTGGGCAAGTTCATGTTTTCTTTGTTTGAGGACAGTAAGAACGAGAAAGTAAGACTTAACAAGCCTGACGTGTGGATGAAGAACTATGAGTACTTCAAGGGTCACCATTTCGCAAAGACTAAGAAGGGCAAGGAAACAACGACCGTAAACCTTTTCTTTGCTAATGTAATCAGGACAGTCGCGAACATTGTAAACCGTAATCCTGTTGCGGAAGTGCAGGACATGTCTAGTGGCGTGAGTAAAAAAGCTGGTAACGTTGACATCGCAGCCGTTTACACAAAAATGATGGAAAAGTGGTGGAAAGAGTCACAACAGCATAAGAAACTGAGAGCGTCGGACATTAACGCGGAGGTCTACGGGATAACAATTGAGAAACCATTCTGGAACTCTCTTATAAATAGTCCTGACACAGCTATACTGGATCCGTTCGCATATTTTCCCGCTGCTGGTTATTGGCCAGACATCTCAACTGATTGCCCGTATGTGTGTCATGCTGTGCCACAACCCGTTAGTGGGATGAACAAGAAGTATGGCCGTACTGATATCACGTCCGATGATTATTACTATGATTTGGGCATGGATCGTGGAGAGGAAGCACCGGCACAACTCGGTTCAACTATTTCCTCGACCTACGAAAAAGACGGTCGGACATTTGCTGTCCGACCGTCACACGATGATCTTGTATCAGGGCAGGCATTAGAAATTGAGGTTTGGTTGCGTGATCCGAACGTAGAGGGTGGAATCAGGTGTGTGACCATCACTAATTCTGGGACGATCGTTCTGAAAGACCAAAAGAACCCGAATATCAATTGGGAGTTAAAGCCTGAACAATACGAGACTAATTTCCTTTACAAGCGCTTACCGTTCTTTATCAGCAATTCGTATGACGACACTAGCTCGAATTGGGGATTTTCTGCGCTAGATCAGACATATGAGTTATCGAGAAGCATTGAGGAATTGCTGACTATGGCAATTGCTTACCATAAACGTAGTGCTTACGGGGTAATGCTCGTTGGAAAGCGGACTGGTATCAAACGAACCCAGTTATCTAACCAGCCGGGACTCGTCTTGTTTCCTGATAGTGACGTGGATCAAGTAAAGTTTATTTCATTACCTAGCCTGCCAACCAGTTATTTTAATCTGATAGACCTGTTAATAAAGCTACATGACCGGGTTTACGCCGTCCAGGATGCAGACAGGGGTGAGGCTCCAGGTGGTGTGATTGCAGCAAGTGCGATTGTGGCACTACAAAAGCAGAATGCGGTACTTATTCAGCACAAGATTGATGCTATTGAGAAACTTGTAGAAAGCCGTGGAAGATCCGCGATTGCACTATATCAGCAACACGGCCACATGAAAGAACTTGTTGAAGTGGAAGGGGAATCATACGAATTTAAGGGGATTGATTTCGCTGGTATGGATTTTAGTTATGTTGTCCAGGCTGGCTCTACACAGGTACAGACTCGCGTACAGAAGCAGGAGCAGAGTGTTGCTTTGTATGAAAAAGGCGCAATAGATCAGCAGGCATTGCTTGAAGATCTGAATTACCCTAGAACAAAGGCTGTACTTGAAAGGACAGCAGAAGGAGCAGTTCAGCAAGCATTAGCATTATTAGTTCAAGCGGGATTGCCCGAGGAAGCGGCAGAAGAGTTATTCCAATTTCTCGGTCAACCGCAACACCAGGAAGACAACCCGATGGGTGAACAAGGTGCAGGCGGTGAACAAGGTAATCCGACACAAAACAGTGGGCAAAAGGCTGGTGTGCCAAAAGCTCAACAGGGGCAAACGCCCGAAACAAAACAGGAGGTGGCGTAATGCCGATGTTTGACAGATGTAAGGAATGTAAGGTACTCGTGAAAATGAGTGAATTGGGTAAAAACGGGGTATGTTTAAACTGCATGACCCACGCCGTTGAGACAAAGGAGCAGGCTGAAAAGGTTGCTGATATTGAATCGAAGCGGGAGGCCGAGGCCGAGGAAGAGGCAAAGAAGGTAATGGATGTTCAAGCTGCATCGGCATTGGAAACTACAGAAAGCGCCGAAAAGGAGCGTGTTGCCAAAGAAAAACGGGAAGCAGATACCGCGGCAGAGGTTGCGAACCTTGTAGCTGAAAACACTTTTGTTATCACTAAGGGTGACGTGTCCAAGACCTGCACGACTTTCACAGAAGCAGCAGAGGTTATAGGCTGTCATCCACAGACGGTAAGTAAAGCATTCAAGAAGAAGTCTAAATCTGTTGGCGATTGGGCTGTTGCTTATCCACCAGCAGACGGTGGTGGTGAATAATGCCACTATATGAGTTTGAATGTACGTGTGGTGAGTCGAAAGAATTACCGTTAAGCATATCAGGCCGTAACAAAGTACAGAACTGCGATGTTTGCGGTTCTGTACTTACTCGTGTGATTTCGTGCAAGATAGAGAGAGTTGAACCTGTTTATCTTGACTCTATGAAGCTAATGCTTCCTAAGCACGAGCAGGTAAAAGTACATGACCGTCACTCGTTCCGCAAGGCGCTTGACAGATCAGGGCTAATAACAATCTAGTAATTTGGTTACACTATTGCCAAACGGGTAACGATAGTGTATAAGAAAAATATTATGTCGTAATTGACATTTGGAGAAAACACTATGGGTATGATAAATCTTTTGAACGGTGATACACAGGCCAAGCCTGAGAATGTACAACCGACACCACAACCGGAACCAGCGCAGGCTCAACCGCCTGAGAACGCTAACGAGCAACCGGAAGGTGAATCAGGAGCAGAGGAACAGAAGTTTGCTGGACGTTTTAATTCTGTTGAAGAGTTAGAACGAGGCTATGAACAGTTAAATAGCCAACAGGGTAAGGCAGGAAATGAGTTAGGCACGCTACAGACGCAGATTGCTGAACAGAATCGGCAGATGTCAGAGATGATAGCGAACCAGAACCAACAAGCTCAACAAGCCCAACAGCAACAACCAGTAAGAGATCTGGAATCGGAGCGCATGACTATTGGCTCCCAGATGGATAACGGTGATATTTCTATTCCTGAAGGACTTGCACAACTGCGAAAGATCGACGCTTTGGAGAACCAAGATGCCATGTCCGGTCAGATACAGGAAATGCAAGCGAACTTCACCCAAGAGCTTGAAGCCAGAGATCAGGACGCCCAAGCCACTCGCTTTCACGAGCAGAACCCTGAGTTTGCACAGATGCAACAGCAGGGTGTGTTTGAGCAGATCAAGGCTAATAACGAGTTCATTAATGATGACTTCCAGGCGTTTTTAGCTCATAAGTCTGAGCAGGAATACATCAGAGGTAAGGACGAGGCGGCAACAGAAATTAAAGGTAGCGCTCCAGCAGGGGATGTTGCCAGCAATGCCGGTTCACAGATGCGAACAGAACAGCCAGTAGCACCAGTAGGTAGACAAACAGACGCAGACAATCTCTCGTCAGGTCTTGCCGCACTGGAGAAGGCTGGTTTTAATCAAATGAGGTAATATTATGGCACTTCCATTAGCTGCCCTCGAAGCAATCACGGATGATTACTATGTAAAAAACCGTGTTGAAGACATTTATTTTAAGGCTAGTATCTTACTGTACCGCCTGCTTGGTAACGGCTCCAACGCTGTGAACCTTGTATCCGGTGCTGACACTATTGACGGTGGTAAGAAACTTGTTGAGTTCCTTGAGCACGACGAAGCGAACTCCAGTACTTACGGAAATAGCACTTCTATTAGTGCTACTCGTAAGGAAATTTTCAACCGTGCTGCGTTTGATTGGTCTGGTTACAATGCCAGTAATACAATTAACGTTGACGACCAGGTACAGAATGGTGATTCATCTCGTGCTCTGGTTAAACTTGTACAGGGACGTTTAAACAACATCTCTAAGACTATCCGTAAAACCATGAATACTGGTCTGTTTGGCACTCGTGCCGCTTCGACAGATACTTATGGTTTTGATGGCCTTGGTGATCTGTTTAACACTACTGATACAACTGCGTATGGTAATATCCAAGAAGCTGACATGTCTGAATGGGGTGCAAAAGTTATTGCAACCACCGAAGCTATCAGTTACTCGGTACTTCAAGATATTATGGCGCTTGCGAGTGTAGGGCATACAGAAGAAGATCATCCGAATCTGATTCTGACTACTCGTACATTGATGGACGCATACAATGCGAAGCTTCAGATCCAACAGCGTTTTGTAAAAGATGCTGATATGGTTGATGCTGGGTTTAAGCATACTTTGCATGACGGAATTGTAATTGGTTACGATTCTGAAATTGCAGCCGGTAACCTGTACGCACTAAACATGCGCCACCTTTTCTTGAAGTCTCATAAGGATTTCAACTTCACCCAGCCGAAATGGACTCCGTTTTCAGAAGCGCAGCCAGATATCCTCACAGCGAATTGTCGTTGGATGGGTGCTCTGACTACGCGAGATCGTCAGTCACACGCTCTTCATACCGGTTTGACTGCTAATTAAACCGGACTCCGAGGGTGATGGTATCGGGTGGCCTCTCAGCCGCCTGGTGCTTGAACTCTTCTTTTTTATAACAGGAGTTTATTGTTATGGCTATTACAGTAAAAAACCAAGAACATGATGTGTTCGGGCGTAACCGTATTGTTTGTGGTGAGTTAACCGCAGATTCTACGGACTCTGCTGCCGTCACTATTGGTCTTGAGAAAATAAAATCAGTACAGTTATGTCCGAGTCCTGCTGCCGCCGTTGCGGTTTCTGGCGGTGCGATTACATTCGTACCCGTAGAAGCTGGCGATATCTTTTTCACAGCAATTGGTGAGTAGTTAGCTTGGTATGTTGTTTTAAAGAGAAGGCTGCTACATGAGTGAGTAGCTTTCTCTTTTAATGTTTACACAGGAGTTGTGTTTTGGAAACTTTGTCATCTTTGACTACTGCTGTGAAAAAAGCGATACACGACCCATCGTTTAGTGACACAGATATACATAATATCCTCAATAGGGGATTGATTGAAATTGCTGGTGGCGCTACAAGGGGTTTTGATGTGCCTACGCTCCCTCCCCTGCCCAACCTACATAAAGAGTTCACGGTAACCACCGTTATTGGTGAAAACTCCGTGGCAATGCCTACAGATTTTCAACGTGACGCTCTAGTTGGCTTTAATTCTGCTGACGACAATATTGCAAGATACGATTCTTTAATAAAATTCCATAAAGCGTTCCGTAGTGTCGCTGACAACTCTGTACAAGCATTTTGCGTTGTTGGAACCACCATATATTATTGGGGATCACCTTCTGCTGAGACGGATTTTTATGTCGAAGGGTTCAGGAAACCTGATGTTATGGGACAAGATGATTCTGAGCCGGACTGTTTACCTGAACACCTGCAATATAGATTACTGTTCAATTACGCATGTATGGAGATATATGACTTTATTGAACGTGACGGTAAGTTTGCAGGAAAGAACAGTGAACACTACACCCAACAGTACATCATAGCACTGACCGATCTTTTCAGCGCAATTGATAAGGACGAGGAAGCGCAATATGTTGAGGTTGAGGATTAGATGAAAGAATATACTGTCTTTAACGGCTCTATTGGGCTGAATAACAAGATTACTCCTCACAGGCTTCCTTACACAGATGACGGTGTTTCAGCGCTTGAGCACGCCATGAATGTGTATATTGACGAGACAGGCGAACTTGTCTCAGCAAAAGGCCGTAGAAAGGTAAAGGATGGTGTATTCCATTCCACCTTTGAAACGGTTGATGGTTTTTACGTAGTGCAGGATTTGGAAGCTTCAAGTTCTCTGTTCCGTGCTGTTCCTGACGCTGCTGGCGACTTAACACTAATAGGCATCCGTTCAGCAATGACTAAGGGTAGGCGTGTTTATTACCACGAGCTTGACGGCAGGGTTTACTACAGTAATGGTATAGACAATGGTTTTCTTACGTTAGACGATTCTTACCCATGGCCGACCAGCGAGTGGGTAGGGCAAGACGAGGATAACTCTAAGGTTACTTTTCCTGTAGGGAAAAACCTTGATATGCTTTCAGGTCGTTTCCTTTGCTCAATCGGCAAAGAGTTGTTTTTTACAGAGGTTAATCTCGTTGGATTATATGACGAGGTTGCAGGTCGCAGGGCTTTTGAATCAGATATAACGATGATTTGTGCTGTCAGTACTGGTGTCTTTGTGTCTGACGAGAATTCTGTATACTTTCTTCGAGGAACTAATCCGAAGGAATGGATAATGGAAAGGGTGTTAAATTACCCTGCATATCGAAAATATCAACACTTGGTTGATCCATCAAAATTTGGTTTTCAGTCACTCACAATGGCTGGATTGTTTGCAACAGAGAAGGGAGCGGTCATTGGCATGGCTGATGGTACTGCTCAAAATCTAATAGATGATAATGTTATCACCCCTGAGTGCAACGATGGTTGTATTAACGTGGTTGGTGACTCAATGATATTACAGTCATAGGAGACATACGTAATGTGGAATTTAAGTACAGGCACTATCAAAGGTTTATTGGGAAAGGATGCTCCTTATGGTTCTCTTGCCGAACTACTTGAAAATGGTGTTATCGAGATTTACTCTGGCTCACGACCAGCTAATGCGGATACAACTGAAGTAGGTTCAGGGACATTGCTTTGCACGCTTACACTGAACGGTGACACTTTTGTTGCTGGCGCTCCCGAAAACGGAATCAACATGGGTACTTTCGATGGGAACACCTTGAAACGTGCTATTGATGCAGTTGAAGATCCTGACCTTGAAATCTGGAAAGGAACTGGTGTTGCCGATGGAACTGCTGGCTGGTGCCGATGGTATGCGAATGCTAAAGCTACTGGTGCAAGTTCAACGGCTGTTCGTATGGATGGTTCTATTGCCACTTCTGGCGGTGATCTGAATATGCTAAACGGAACTACTGTTGTTACAGGCATTGATTCTGAAGTGTCCGACGTTTCTTTTGACATGACTTCAACAAACTAAGTAACTATGTCTGACGGACTGTTACACTTATTTCATTTCGATGAGACCACCGGTGCTACGGCTACGGTTGATGAAGTAACCGGTGAGTTTGGTGACGCTACCACCGGTGCTACTTCTGGTGCTACTGGTGCTGGTGGTAAATTCGATAACAACCTGCTTTTATCTGGTGCTGTAGATAAGGCGTGGAATTTTGTACCGTCTTCTGTGCAGTCTCTTGATGATCTTACGCTTGAGTTCTGGTACAGAGCCTCTGCTGTAGACAATTACGAGATAATTTATCTTGGGGCTTCTGCTGCCGCCTTGAACAACAGATTGTCGATTGATTGGCGTGGCGGGTATGTCTATGTGAATGGTAGCACGACTAAATACCATGCTCAAACAAAGACTGCTGCTCAATTGTACCATATAGCTCTTGTTCGCAAGGACGATGTGGTAAAGCTGTTTGTGGATGGTGTGAGTCTCAGTGGCTGTAGTTTTACAGACACATATACAAAAGACAGTGAAATCTATCTAAATGACCGGCCAAGCGGAACAAGAAACCAGGGCGATTTTGATATTGATGAACTCGCTCTGTATGCTTACGCCAAATACGATGAGGATTTCACGCCACCAACAGAGCCGATAGACCCATCCCCTATTATTGAAATAGGTGGCACACTAGCTATAAGCGGAACAGTTGACGAAGGTCTACCAACGCTTATGGCAATAGGTGGTATACTAGCTCTTAGTGGAACTACTGAAGTGACTGCTGGTAGTATCGCAGAAGCAACTTGTACGCTGGCTCTGTCTGGTACAGTTGAAACAGCTGCCCCAAGAAAAATAGAAACATCTGGTACACTAGCTTTATCTGGTACTGTTGATGCTCTTAATATCCCAAAGGTTGAAGTTGAAATCATTGGTGGCCTTGCGCTTCGTGGTACAGTTACATCGGCCTCTGAGAATAGGGCTAGTATCTTTGGAACACTTGCTTTGTCTGGTTCTGCTGATATAGGGTCATCTTCTCCTATATTTCAGGCTGCTGGCAAGCTTGCTTTGTCTGGAAATGTTTCTGTTGTCCCTTCTTCTGTTTATGCAGCGGTTGGAACCCTTGCGCTCTCAGGGACGGTAGAGGTAGAGAATAAGAATCCAGTTGAGATAGGTGGAACTCTTGCGTTATCTGGCAGTGTAACCATTGAAGGTGATATTGAGTGTTCTCTTCAGGCTTTTGACGGAGATTGGAGATAATGATAGCTATACAAACAGCGGTAGGTGAGATTGGAAGCAAGGCCACAACCGAATTAGCATGGAAGTACGATGATATGGTTAGCGTTGGCAACCTACAGTATGGTGCTAACGAAGACGGGATTTATCAGATGAACGCAACTGAACAGGATGATGGCTCAGACTTTATCCGTACCCTGACATTTGCGACTACTGATTTTGACAGCAAGAACCCAAAGAGGATGCGTTCTCTTTACTTTGGGATTGAGACCGACGATGACATCACTGTTTCAGTGAAGACCGACGACCAATCGTGGAGAGATTACACACTTGAACACGAAAAAAACGGTATACAGCGTGTAGCCGTAGACATAGGAATGGATGGCCAAGGGCGATATTGGACAGTAAAATTATCATCAACCACCCCATTCAGGATAGACAATATAGGTAGTGTATTTATAATCAGGCCAATGGGCTTGAAGGGGTATTAATATGTCTGGATCTTTTGTTGACATTCCAACCAGGACAGTTCACCCTGGGAGTCACGGCCAATTTATTAGACAGATCATCGCTGAATTTGTGGGAATGGTTGACACGTACAGTTATGAATTGTCAACAGCGATCACAACGATAACAGCTATAATTAACAGCGTTCCACCATCGCTGAACATAACTAATCCTGACGATATAGATGTTCCTTCCCCAAACTTTCCTGATAAGCCTATATTTGGCGGTCTTGATCTGAAAGATTACCCTCCAGGTGATATCACAGCGCCGATTCTGACACCTTTTGGGGAACTAGATTTTGAGTTTGAAGTACCAGTACCTCCTGCTGACATAAGCGGGAACTTCAATTGGAACGCAACAAATTACACATCAGATATGTGGGGAGCTTTGTTCGGCAAGGTTCATGCCGACATTCTAAACGGTGGAACTGGATTGTCTCAACAAGTCCATTCTGCAATAATTTCAAGGGAACAGGAAGCGAGGAGGCTAAATCAGACGAGGGTCTACCAGAAAGAGCTTGATTCTGTAGGATCTAATGGCTTCAGGTTAGCGAGTGGACACATTGCAGCACTGCAAAGAGATGTTTCTGACGAAATGCTGAACAAGGATCAGGATGCAGTCAATAATCTCTTGATAGAAGATTTTAAACTGGCAACCGAGAACACAAGGTTTGCAGTCACCACCGGCGCAGAGATGGAAAAAATGCTCCGTGACACCTGGAACTCTATTGAAGACAGAGGGCTTGAAGCTGAGAAGGCTGCTACTGATTACATGCAAGCTGTCTATGCGCTCAATATTCAGAAGTTCACGGCAGTTTATGAGGGCATAAAGCTTGAATTGGAAGCAAAACAAGCGAAGATCACAGCAATAGCCTCCATGAATGAGTCAGTTATTAAAGTGGCCGAAGGGGAGGCCAATGTTTACGAGTCACAAGTTAAGGCAATCTCTGACCAGAACCAGAGCACTGTCGATGTCAGACAGACTGAGGTTGCTGTTTACAGTACAGAAGTTGAAGCGGCCACAAAAGAATATTCAGGGGTTATTGACGGGATAAGAGCACAACTTGAAGTAGCCCAACTCCAGATGACCGCTGAGATAGAGCAGGGCAAGTTTGATTTATCCAAGTTCACCAGCAGAACACAACTTGCTTCTGACGCAGCACAAACAATCGGCAAGTTAGCAGCACAAGTTGTCGCATCCGCACTTGGTGCAATTAACACTAGCCTATCAAGCGGATACACCGGCAGTGAGGGCATAACAGAGAAATGGGGGCATACTGAAGGGATAACAGAACGCCATAACTACGAAGAGGCTTAGGTTGTATAGTGTTCCACGAAATCCCAACCAGGTATAAGCCCAAAGACAAGTCAGGGCGTGCATCTCATCATCGCCAAATCGGTAGAGGTTTACTGAGTCGGCTGGAGAAGGATATGTCGTTCAACGAGCTTGATACAGGCACAAGCTCTATAGAACTTAGTGATGGTACAGTAATTAAGGCTACATCTATTTATGGTTCCACAAACATTTATGTATCTTCTCCTAGGCGAGAGCTACTAGCTGGAGCTATTCGGGAAATTGTATACAAGATACAAGCTAAAGCAACAACAATGGAACGCTTTGAATTTCAAGGTGAATACTATGTTACTTCAAACCCATTAACGCTTGGTATGGCTGGGACGCCAACAAAAGGAACTGGTCCAGAAATAGAAGGAAAGCCAATAGGTGACGGTGGTTTTTCGTTTGAACCTATAAACGGGTACATCCAAGAAATTGCTGTCAGAAACTTAACACAGGTTCGATACAAAGATGATGACGTAGGTATCGTTTCGCTGTTCATGTACGACCATGCTTCGCTTAGTGGCGATTTAGTTACCAAGGTCAATGTCCTCGGCAATGACTCTATTCCTCACTTGCAAGTTACAGTAGGCCGAGAACATATCCGAGATATTTCCGCTAACTTCTCAGAAGACTTCCAAAAACTATATATCGCCACTGCTCGTCAACCTCCTGGTGAAATTGTAATTGTATCCTACGAGAAATACGAGATACAATATTCAGAAGGTGTCGAAAGAGATGTGTGGATGCTCGTTGAGCGTGCGTCACTGATTTACGAGCCAGAAGGTTATTATTGGATAAACACAGTTGTTGACAGAAATGGTCAGATTGGGTGTTGGAGGACTATTGCTGTACCCGAACAGGTTGCAGAGTCGTACCGTGAAACATACAACAATCCTGTAGGGTCGCCACCAACAGGCATAAACTATGGTCCATGGGAGGCAGAGTTGTTAAGCGGTCTTCATAACGGGTATTCAATTTTATTTTACGACATAGATTTAGGGTCATACGTTGATGGCGTTGTAACAGATTCGTTTACAGTCGCAAAAGACCTAAACGGTAAAGAGTGTGATTACCAAGTGATTTATGAGAATGCTGACGCTTTTGACAACAATTGGGGCGGCAGCGATCACACAGGATCATGGGACATTTATATAAAGGAAGAGGCTCGCAGCGAGTCTAGCTATTACAGTGGATATCTCCTATACCCTTCTTCTAATCACAACACAAGCTCTAGGGTAGCAATGTCAGGCGGGTACGCTGAATATTACTTTGGTGAGTTCTCGTATACGCTTTTTAGCGGTTCACACTCTAGTTGTCTTAATTCGGAAGAATACGAGAACTACCCACCAGATAGTGAAGGTCTGCCAGGTGGTTATTCAATGTCCACTACTTTTCATAACGAGACAATTGAAGGCGTAATCTCCCCAGCACAAAGAACAAGATCGAACATATCTATACTAAGTGACTATGGCAAATTGACCATAGATGCGGTTGAGTCTCAATCAGATACTGTTGGTGCTGTCAATCATATTTATATGTTTAATCCTCTACAATACTGTGGGTACCCAATAGGTTCAGTGGGGGCATTACCACCAGAAGCAAGCTACGAGTTAGAGTATGTAAACCAAATGGACATAATATACCCATTTGAAGAGAAAGATATTTATTCGGTGGAAAACTCTTTCATATCGTGCGATAACGAGTCAGGAATGATATTTTATGGTGCGAGGATAGCCAAGCTAATAGGAGAGACAGCAACATGGAGAATATTCTGTGAGTACGAGAACGAGATTTTCAACATTACGGATTTGGTTACAGTCGCTTTTGGAGAGAAGTTGGTTAGTGGATGGGACGAACTGATAGGCTTTGATTACATGACAGGGTTTGAGGCAATACTTTTCGCTACGGCCTCTGGAGAAGAAATAATTAACGAGGAAGAAGAAGAGGAATAGTATGAAGAATTACACAAAAGACGAAGACTACGCTCAAAGTGGCAATCAACAAAAGACAGGTTTCATGGACAACCTGATGAGCGGAAGATTTAATCAGTCATCACCAGCGCCTAGAACCATGGACAATCCAAAAAGCGCTCTGCTCAGGGGTAATCAGTCTCAGCCATCTGTCGGAGAGATGTTTTCCAAGGGGGAACAGTTTTTGAGAAAACCTCTGACCGCTCCAGCGGGGATATTGGCTAGCGCTGGCCGTGCTGGTATGGAAAGACCAAGTCAGATGTTTGAGGAAGGGCGCGCTGCATTCAGTCAAGGGCGCAAGACTGCTGAGAGGTTTGATCAAGGTGCTAGAGATTTTATGACAAACTCCATTGACAATGTCACAAACCCTAATTTCACAAGAACACCACCAATGTCTCAGGCTAGTATGCAACAGGGCGCTCGACGCTTAATCGGTGGCGGACAATTCAATGCAGCCCAATCGCAAATGAGGGGGGGGACATTCTCTTCACTGCCGAACGTTTACAGAGGTGGCCAGCCGAATGCTACTAATGGTGAACAGCCTCCACCACCGTATGCAACAGATGTTGGAAATGAATTCTCTTCACTGCCGAACGTTTACAGAGGTGGCCAGCCGAATGCTACCGATGGTTCTTCCAGTTTCGGTGGGGACACGTTTCGTAAGTATCTAGCAGATAGGGGGGTGGTCCCTGGAGGCGGCCAATCGCAACAAGGAGTACAACAAACAGGAGTTGCGGATGCGTCAACATTCCTCGGCGGTGCTGACAGAAGGCAACCACCAGTCCATTTAACAAAAAGCGAACTGCTAGGCAGAAGTATGCGTGAAAGTCAAGTTGGCAAGATTGGTGGTGGAGTCACAGGTGGATGGATCAGGGACGAAACAACTGGTGAAACCTATGCCGCTGGTGGTAACCGTGGGGATAGGATGGCTAAGATGGGCAAAGACGGAATCGTAGACCGGAGCTTCAAAGAACAGTCTCTTTCCGGATTCAAACCCCAGCCAAAACAAGTTGGGCCATATAGTGTTTCTGACTCATCATGGACTCCAGCAGAAATGGAAAGGTTCTCCCGCCAACCGACCCAGCCAGCCCCGACCCCAGAACACATGAAACCACGCCAACAACCAGCAGACGTGAGTAGCTATTTCAGAGGAGCACCAGAACAGAAGCAAGAACGTATGCCAAGTTTCACAGCTCCTGGGTTCACAGGTAAAGCAAGGGCGGCAAGAATACACTCGCAGGAAGTACAGTGGCAACGGGCGCAAGACAAGAGGAACGAACGAGCGCTAGACAGAGGCAGTAATGAGCGAATGGCCTCAATGCGTGAACAAGGTGGCCTTGAGTCCTCTAAGTCACGTAGCCGTGACGCTGCTATGGCCGAAGAAGGCAGGAACAAAAGAGCAGTACAAGCAAAGGGCATAAAGAAGCCCGGCATGACCGAAACTCAATTGTTTGATCTGAACGAAGGTGGCAAGGAGGGCTATGCTGCTTTCATGAAGACAAAGGAAGGTAAAAAGTCCGGCTTCAATTACGACAAGTATTTAGCCACACAAGACAAAGCAAGGTACAAAAAACTGAAAGACAGTGGAATGGACTTCCTTGAAGACAAATCGCCTAGAGCCTCTTTCATGGAGCGTGGCAAGATAAAGCCAGAAGAATAGCTATCAGCTTTAAAATCTAAGGGTGTTGTGGTACTGTAACGGCAACACCCTGAAAAAGAATACTAAACCACTACCGACAATCAAGCACAGGTCAAACTATGGGACTTCCCTCTTGGTACGAAATAGAAGAATCAGACGAGTTCAAAGCATCTGATGACAAACAAAAGGACGCTTACCGTAACCAGTATTTTGACGAGTCTGTAGCCGCAGACGACACGCTAAGTAGTCGTAGCTCCGAAGAGATCGAAGGTGCTAGGACTGGGTGGTTGCAGAGCATTATGCCACCGCCTCCTTCAGATGAAGGTTTTTTGGGCAATATAAAGAACATATGAACAGAAAGTTTTCGTCAAGTGGGAGAGTCTGTTCGTCTTGCTGATGACATGATGACGGGAGAATTTGATCCGAATACCGCAGGCGTTATTGCTGAGTCAGTAAAACGTACTGGTAAACAGTTTGAGCCAGAAGAGTTAAAAGAATCGAAGGAGATGATGCGTGG